ATGGAAAAGTAACATATTTTGATGTTTATGGTGGATCAGTAGTATTATTTATATTTATATCTATCATAATATTTATTGCTGTTTCATATTGCATTACCATGACTAATTCACAAAATATAATAGATGATTGGGTTAATCAAAGATGTAGTGTTTTCGTTATACCATATGCCGGTTATATTACACACCCTGATGGTACAACATCGTTTGAATATACACAGCAGAATTTTACTTTTTGCGTGCAAGAAATTTTAACTAATATTTCCAAAGCTGCATTAGCACCAATAACATTTGTTACAAAAACAATGGTAGAATTTACTGGGACATTACACGGTTCATTTCAAGCAATTCGTGCATTATTTGATAGAATACGTTCTGCTATTGAACTAATTATAAAAAATGTCATGTCAAGATTAATCAATATATTTATACCAATGCAACAATTTATTATAGCAACAAGAGATATTTTAAATAAAATGCAAGGCATTACAACGACTATTTTATTTACAGCATTGGGTGGTTATTATTCAATTAAATCATTATTCGGTGCAGTCGCACAATTTTTGATTTTTACTTTGTTAGCATTATCAATTATTATTGCTATTTTATCGGCTTCACTATTTGCATCATGGTTGGCTATTCCATTTATAGTAATATTTGTAGCTACGGCTGCATTCGTATCAGCATTGTTAATAGGTATGAAAATGTATTTAGGTATAGATGGTTATGAAGTACCTAATATGAAATGTTTTGATAAAAATACTAAAATTCCTATGAATGATGGAACTAATAAAATTATTTCTGAACTTCAAGTAGGGGATTTATTAATTAATAAAAATGAAGTGACAGCAGTTATTTGCGTTGAAACTAAAGGTTCAGAAATGTATTATTTAAATGATATTTGTGTTTCTGATTCACACGTAGTGAATTACAAGGGTAAATGGATACCTGTTGCAAAACACCCTGATTCTATTAAATGTGATGAATATAATGAACCTTATTTATATTGTTTAAATACAACAAATAAGACTATTGTCATCAATGATACTACCTTTACAGACTGGGACGAAATATATGGTAAAGATATAAATGATATATTGTTTAAGAACCCGTATATTAGGTTAAATGGTCTAGAAACAATTCATTCTAAAATGGATAGTGGATTTGTTGGTTCTACATTGGTAAAACTTTCAAATGGAAAAAGCAAAAAAATTAAAGATATATATATTGGAGATGTTCTTGAAAATAATGAAAAAGTATATGGTGTAGTCAAAATAAATGGAACAAATTTGAGAGAACAATTTAAGTTTATTTTAGGAGAAAATGAAGTAGAAGGTAGTCCTAATTTAGTTATTTGTAATGACAACAAGAAAAAATCAACATTGGTACTTAAAAATAAAACAAAACTAGATATTAATCATGATAAATTATATCACTTATTGACGGATAAAAAAACTTTTACTATTGGAAATACCAAATTTTGCGATTATAATGCTGCAATTGACATATTTTTAGAAAAGAACAATGAAAAATTATTATCTATGAAATATGTATAATATGAATTTTTCCTTATTCGGATTTAAAATAAATGTCAGGACGCTTCTTTTTGTCGCTATTATTGTAGTTTTAATTGGACATACTTATTGCGGTTGTAATAATAATCCATATGCTTTGATTGAAGGTTTTATTGATGCTTCTTCTAATCCTGGATGTTTTGATCCTTCTGGAAATCCTAATAATTCGAATGGAACAGCAATATGTGATGCTTCTGGTAATAAAATAAAATATGAAAAATTTACTACTATGGAAGGGTTTACTGGCGCCAATATTAATTACGGACAATCTTCGCCTTTTGACCTTGCGTCAAATACTCCTGTTGATACTTCCTCTTGGGGAGCTCAAAGTATGGTTGTTATACCTGGACAACCTGTTAGTTCTGAAGTACAGCAATTTTATGACAGACCTGAGCAACCTATACCCTTACCAGAAGGACAAATGAACTTATTTTTCAATACACCCTTTAAGCCTTCGTGTTGCCCTAATACATATTCAACAAGTACTGGGTGTGCATGCATGACAGGAAAACAATATAATTATTTAATAATGAGAGGTGGAAATAACGTGCCATATTCTGAATATTAAATAGAATACTTAAATAAAATATTTATATATATTTTATATACATATATATATATATATACATGCCGGAAACTTTAAAAAGGAAAAAAAACAAACACACTGGAACAAAAAAAAATAGTGTAATTGTTTGTCCTATTGGGTTAAAACCTTTTGAAGCAGAATTTAATAAAACATTAACAAAAAATGAAAAAAAATCAAGTTCTAAAAGAAAAAAAGAATTTGTCAAACAATTATTAAGTAAATTTGCTCCAAATAGTATTAAACCAAAAAATAATTTTTATTCTTATATTAACTACCAATGGATAAAAAATGTCAGTGTTAAACAACAACAAAAATATATTGTCCAAGTTGACGACTTTAGACTAACACAAGATCAAGTATATCAAGAATTAGATGAAATAATTGTAAAATATATTAAAACTCACAGCGATAGATTATCAAAAAATCTAAAAAATTACCGCAAATCTGTTATAGATATGAACCCAAAATCATATTCAAAAAAATTAGCATTAGAAGCCCTTGCAACAATCGAAACATTATTTAAAGAAAATAAACCATGGAAATTACTTGCGTTTTTTAATAGCGATGAGATGATATGTAATAGTGCACCATTTTCATGGTCATTGAATCCAGATGAGAAGAATACTAAAATATATTGCTCATATGTTGCAGCACATCAATTTGAGCTTGTAGATTTAAATGTATATTATGATGATGATACTGAAATAGAATATAAAAAGAAATACAGGTCTGAATATAATAAATTTATTAAAGAAATCTTCAATACATTATTGGGTAGCAATGATTATAATCCCCAAGATGTTTTTGATGTTGAAGTTGAACTTTTTAATTCATTTGTTTGTCCAAATATTGTAGTAAAAGATCCTGATTCTACTTATAACAAAGTTAGTGCAAGTGAAGCTTTATCTAAATATGATTTTGACTGGGTTGAATTTACAAAAGAACTAGGTTATAGTCGTACTCCTTCATTTTTTGTTACAGGAAATCTATCTTATTTAAAATGCGCATCTAATATATTTTTGAAAAATTGGAATACTCCAAAATGGAAGACATACTGGTTATATATTTTATTTAAAAGACTAGTAAGAATTACACGTGGCTGGGAAAATATTATTTATAAGTTTAGAGGTGCATTTGAGAGAGGTCAAGAACAAATTAATAGAAGTGATTCTGTTAGTGCTTCACTTTACATGTCTGTTCCATTTAATACTTTTTTAACTAACGAATATGTAAAGAAATATGAAAACCCTGCATCAATGCAATATGTGAAAATATTGTGTGATGATATTAAAATTGTATTTAAACGAATTTTAGAACGTAATACTTGGTTGCAACCTTCTACTAAAAAGTATGCATTAAAGAAGTTAGACAATTTTAATTTTGTGTATGGTAAACCAGAAGGTTTGAGAGAAGACCCTGATCTACACTATGGAACATTATTATATGATAATATGCAAAAAATAAATGAATGGAGACATAAAAACTTTATTAAATTAGAAGGGAAACCACTTATTGATATTCCTTTGATGGACTGGAATATGTATCCAGTTAAAATGATAGGTACCCAAGCATATATTGTAAATGCATCTTATACACCTACAAAAAATTCAATTTATATTAATTTGGGATATATTCAAAAACCATTTGTTGATTTAGATGAAAGAGGTATTGAATATAATTTGGCACATATTGGAAATACAATTGCTCACGAATTATCACATGGATTTGACGACACTGGTAGTAAATATGGTTGGGATGGTAATTTATATGACTGGTGGACACCATCTGATAAAAGAAAATACAAACTAATCCAAAACGACGTTATTAAACAATATGAGGAAGTTGCTGCAAGAGATGGTATTAAGTATGACGCCTCTATTGGTATCGGAGAAAGTCTTGCAGATATTTCTGCTTTGGCTATTTGCGATGAATATTTGAAGGATTTTCAAGATAAAAATGATGACCTTATACCTATTCGTTATTTATCATATGAAGGATTTTATACTTATTTTGCTTTTCAACAAAGACAAGAAGTTGGAAAGAAAGCATTAATGGCTCAATTAAAGACTAACCCACACCCACTTAGTCAATACAGATGTAATGTGCCATTATCTCGTTCTGAATATTTCAGAGCATTGTATGATGTTAAAAAGGGAGATGGAATGTGGTGGCATAATACGAATACAATTTGGTAAAGTCACTTATCAACAAACACCTCTTTAGCAATTTTTTTAATAATCTTTTCTTCTTTTTCGTAATCATTGTCACCTTTGCCACCCATGGATTCTATAACAATTTTATTAAATTGGTCGGAATATTTGGAAGAACATTTTTTCCAATCGGGATGTAGCTCCTGAAATTCTGAAATAAGGTTAATATTTTTATTTGCTACTTTCCTAACCATTTTATGCATTTTCACATGTTTTTCATCTTCCTTTTCCCATTTATCCTCATCTTTAATATACATTGTTTCTCTCTTTTTATCTGTGCAATGAATGGGTCTCTCTGTCACATCCATTGCATTTAAATTCTTTATAATGATATTGGAAATTCCTTCGATATATCCAACATTCCCAACTCTTTCCAAGTCACTGAGTTGTAATTGGAGAGAATCAACAAACTCCGAAATATTCATTGCATTTTTACATGTTTCGTTTAAAAAGAATTGCAAATTGAAAGACTTGTTATGTGAATTTATATTACTATTGTTTATATTTATCTGACTAGTCTTAGTCAAATCAATAATTGTTTTGTTTTGCTCAATAAGCATTTTTTGAAATTCACTATTTTGATTGAGAATATTTAAAATAACATTCGATGTTAATTCAGGTATTATTAAAGGTGTATTATTATCTGTATTTGTACATTTCTTTTTATGTCTCCATAATCCCGAATTGTCTTTATATTTTTTTCCACACACACATGCAAATGAGTTTTTTTGAGTTTTTTCCATTGAAAAACATTGAAAATCATTGACATTGTGTTTTTTGGTAAGGAGATGTCTGTTGTAATCATTTTTATTACATGTAATAAAGTCACATTTTTCGCAAAAATATTCGATGAGTTTTTTTGAGTTTTTTTCATTGCTAATCATTGCTATATTTTGACAAAAGAAAATATTTTTAAGTATTTATAAAAAAAATTATCGTAACATTTTTAAAATTATTTTTTTGGTGACCAGACCATAAAATTCAATTATGGTCACAAAGGTCCGGTTTTTGGGCAAAATATTTTCCGATTTTCAAAAATGGACAAAAATAAATGTCCAAAATCGAAAAGACAAAAAAACTTTCCCCAAAAATACCAAAAAACCAGTACTACATGTGTAGAACCTTCTTTTTGGCCATTTTCGAGAAATTCTTGAAAATCCCTACATTATGTAGTGTCGGCAAGGGGTGCCCGGCTTTAAGTCATAATTAAATATATTATATTTAACTACTTAAAGACTTCATTTAATTCACATAAGCGACAATAAGATATTGTCATTGATTTATCGGGATCAATATCAATATTATCTCTTACAAATTCATGTGTACATAAAGAATAAATAGATTGGTCACACAAATTTTTTAAATTTTGGATTTCTTTTTTTCTCTCTTCAAAAAACTCTTTATTTGAATTTAAAAGAATAATATGTAATTCTGTTTTTTTATTTAATTCTTCGTTATATTCATTTATGATTTCACATGTTTCTATCAGTTTATCTATATTTGATAACATGGAATTATATTTATCCTTCAACAATAAAAAATAATTTATATCATCCATTATTTTTTATTTTATACAACAAATTTTTTTAAATCAATTATTTATAGATACATACCATATAATGCTGAATTAATTACAGATTCTCTTTTTATTAATTGATCTACTACATCCTTAGTAACATTAAATGGAAATTCAACTTTTAATGACATTTCATTTTCAAATAGATTAGAACCTGGCTTCATCAATCTATATAAATTTAACTTGGTATAAATAATTTCTAGACAGCGTTTTAAATTTCTTACACCATCTTCTTTGTTGCAATGAGAATCAATAATATGACCTACAACATCATCAGGAATAATAATTTCGCCTTCATTGAACCGCACTTGTTCACTAATTTTTGGAAGCAAATAGTTATTCGAAATACAATTCTTTTCCTTTCCATTATAACCTTTTGTTTTTATTCTGTACATTCTGTCCTTCAAAATAGGATTTACCTTAGACTCATCATTGTAACTGAATATGAAAAGACATTTACTCAAATCGAAATTAATCTCTGCAAAATACTTGTCATGGAATTGAGAGTTCTGTGAAGTATCTGTCAAGTGTGTCAAAATACCAACAATTTCTTCACCACGAGGCGTGTCACTAATTTTATCCAACTCATCAAAGTAAATGACAGGATTCATACATTTGCAGTCAATTATGATTTGAACAATTTTACCCCAAGTACTGCCCTCATACGTGTATCCATGACCTTCAAGAAAACTGCTATCCGTCGCACCACCAAGAGCAATAAATGCAAAAGGTCTGTTAAGAATTTTACTAATTCCTTCTTTCACTAAACTAGTTTTACCAGTGCCAGGCGGACCATGAATAGCGATTGCTGTTCCAATTGCTTTTGGATTTGTCAGAAGTTGTCCAAGCATTTGCATAATTTGCATTTTTGCATCACCAAGACCATATACAGCTTGATCAAGAGTTCTCTGTGCATTTTCCATAAAATCATGACATTTTTCTACACCATCTTCAATCGATAGTGGCAACTCTTTGAATGTGGTAAATGGAATATGCATAAAGGTGTCAACCCAGTTTTTAATTTTGTAGAAATCGCCGCTTCCTGGCTCCATGTATTTTAACGTATTAATTTTTTTCATTGCGGCAGCTTTAAATTCAACAGGAATATCCGACTCTAGAAGAGTCATTCTATATGGTTTTTCTATTCTAGTAATCTTATTGATTTCCTTTAATTCTTTAATTAACTTCTTTTGATTATCAACTTCTAATTTTTCATAAAATGCAAAATCATTTAATATATTTTTGTCGCGAATAATTTTTCTGAATATACGCAAATTCTTGGCTTTTTGCTTCTTTTCTTTTTTCACTTTCTTGGCTTTTTCCTTTTTTATTTCACCTTCATAAACTTCAATACATTTTTTTATAGATTTATCTTTTGGATTTTTGGACAATAGTTCTCTTAATTGTAAAAGGGCTTCATTTGTTTCTTTTTTATCATTATTTTCTTCTATTTTTTTATCATTATTTTCTTCTTTATCATTATTTTCTTTTTCTTCCTGAGGTTCCGTTTCTTCTTCTTTCTTTTTATCCTTCTTTTTTTTATCTACTATTTTTTTTGAAGATTTTGATTTCTTCTTTTTAATAATTTCCTCTTCCTCTTCCTCTTCTTCTTCGTCTTCGTCTTCGTCTTCATCATCTTCTGTATCTTCGTCTGAAGATACTTCTTCGTCTTCGTCTTCTGTATCTTCGTCGTCATCTTCATAATTTTCATAGTCGGAATCATATTCATCTTCGTCAAACTCATCATCTTCGTCTTCACCAACACCACCTATGGTAAATATAATATTTACTTTTTTGCTATGATGTTCTTCTTCTTCTTCATCAGAAGATTCATTTTTTTTGGATTTTTTGTTCTTCTTTGATTTTGATTTTTTCTTTACAACTTTTTCTTCCTCCTCTTCATCTTCCCATTCAGATTCTTCAGATTCAGATTCTACAATTCGTTTTTTATTTTTTGATTTTTTCTTTACAACTTTCTCTTCTTCATCATCATCATCTGACTCTTCCTCTTCTGCTTCTTTAATTTTTTTGTCGATATACTTGGACGGAAACATTTTTGACAAGAATTTACGATACTCTTGAACATCCATTTCATTTTCAGATTCACTGCCATCATTGCTGTCACTATCAGATTCATCATTTTTCTTCTTACGGAGTTCTCTCTTAGAACGTCTTTGATCTTTTTTAGATAATTTGGTTTGGCTATCACGTGGCATTCTGTATATATTGTATTATATAATGTTAATTTTAAATCAAAATCAATTTTATTTAAAATTAATTTACACCCAAAAACAAAAATAATATAAATTTTAAAACATATTTAAAAAGCATGTAAATAAAGTATTTGAATTATTATATTATTATTATTATAAAATTTATATGTAAAAAAACTGAATTAAATACACATATAATTATGAAAATAAAATTGATTTAATAAAAACAATATAAATATATTGTATAGTATAAGATATGTCTAAGTTCGCAACTTCCAATATAAATTGTTCAAAAGTAATTGGAATTCAATTTAGTATCCAGTCACCAGAAGAAATTCGGAAAGGTTCTGTGGCTGAAATTACCAGTCGTGATACATATATAAATAATAAACCTGTTATCGGTGGACTCTTTGATCCGCGAATGGGAGTTTTAGAGCCTGGCTTAATTTGTCCTACAGATGGTCTTGATTATATGCAAACTCCCGGATATGCAGGACATGTTGAATTGGCGCGACCTGTATTTTATATTCAATACTTAAGCACTATCTTGAAATGTATGAGATGTGTATGTTTTAAATGCAGTAAACTTCTTGTCAGTAAGGACAAATACAAACAGGCTCTTAAAATGCAAGGAGAGGCGCGATGGAAATATGTGTTCTCGTTATGTAGCAAGGTAAAGCGTTGTGGTGATGACAGCGAAGATGGTTGTGGTTGTTTACAGCCAAAATCAATACGCAAAGAAGGTCTTGCTACTATATTTGCCGAGTGGAAAAATGAAGGCGGAGATTCGGAGCCAATTATTATAAAAGTGACACCTGAAATGGTTTTAAAGAATTTCAAGCGCATTTCTGACGACGATGTTACATTTATGGGATTCAGTCCTGTGTTTTCCAGACCAGATTGGATGATTTGTCAAGTTATGTCAGTACCACCTCCTGCAGTACGACCATCAGTAAAGCATGATGCACAACAACGTTCTGAAGATGATTTGAGTCACATCTTAGTAAATATTATCAAGACCAACAAGACACTTCAAGAGAAAATTATGAATAATGCGCCAGCAAATGTGATTGACGATTGGACAACAGTCTTGCAATATTATGTTGCGACACAGGTAGATAATAAGATACCTGGTGTGGCAGCAGTTGCGCAGCGTTCTGGACGTCCACTGAAATCTATAAAAGACCGCTTGAATGGAAAAGGTGGTCGCATGAGAGGCAACTTGATGGCAAAACGTGTAGACTATAGTGCGCGTTCTGTCATTACTGCTGACCCCAATATTTCTATAAAAGAGCTAGGTATTCCTATGAAGATTGCCAAGAATATCACCAAGCCTGTAGTTGTCAACCAAATTAACAAAGCATTCTTGACCAAGTTAGTGCAAAATGGCGCCGATGTGTGGCCAGGTGCAAAGACTTTGGAAAAGAAAAATGGCGAAGTGATTACCTTGCGATACTATTTAGATAGAAATTCCATTGCAATTGAAGAAGGTGACATCGTTCATCGTCACATGATGGACGGCGATGCTATCCTATTTAATAGGCAACCTACTCTTCATAGAATGAGTATGATGTGTCACATTGCTCGCATCATGAAGCGTGGGGATACATTCAGAATGAATGTCGCCGATACTAAACCATACAATGCCGATTTCGATTTGTTCAAATTTTGTGACCATAAATGGTCATAAAAAATCTCTGGTCGAAAACAGGGAGCGTTAAAAACGTGAAACTCCCTAGTCAAACGATTCTAATTTTTAAAAAAAAAGCACTTAAAGATAAAATATGTTTGTAATAAAATGAAACCATCAAAACCTTTAAAACTATCAAACCAAATTATAGACGAACCAACCAAAAGATACTGCGAAATTTATAAAATAACCAATCTTTCAAATGATAAAATATATGTTGGACAAGCAGTTTCTCATATATTGAATCATAAAAGATATAGACCTTATGGACACGAAGGAAGATTTAGATGTCACATATCAGAAGCATTCTCAACAAAGAAAAATCAATCACATTATTTAAATAATGCCATAAGAAAATATGGTATTGCAGATTTTGCGGTTGAATTAATTGAATGTTGTGAAATATCAGATGCCAATGATAGAGAGATACACTATATTAAAGAGTTTAATAGTTTATATCCTAATGGATATAACTTGAAGAACGGAGGAAGTGTATTTACTCATAGTGATGAAAGTAAAAAACGTGTCTCCAATGGAGTATTAAATTACTTCAAAGATAAAAAATTTGAAAGGTTCAAAAATGTCAAACAAATAGATGATGACATTGAAAAATACATTAAACCTTTAAAAAGAAATAATCAGCAGTATGGTTGGTATGTCTATATAAATAGAGTTAAAGCAGATTTTGGTGGAGTCCATATTTCATTAGAAAATAGCAAAATAAGTGCAATAGAATTTATACATAACTTAAAGAATCGTTTGGCGAAACACCTTGATGCGGGAACCCCCTTAGAGCCTGTGCTGTCTAATAAATAGCATTGACCACTACCAAGTTTATTTGGGAAACCTTATAGATGGCCGAGATATAGAACTCGGGTATGGTAATAATGTGGAGGATTGGGCGATCCGCAGTGTTACTTCCTAATGTCGTTTAGCAGACAAAGGAAGGCATTCAGAGACTGAACGGGTGTTGGTAAACAATGAAGGATTAGCTACCCTGAGTTTGCTTAAGATACAGTCCGGCCCTTTGGGAAACCTTTGGGAATCACCGGGAGATGAAATGAATTTACACATGCCGCAGGACCCAGAGTCCGAAGCAGAATTAAGAAATTTGGCTGCAGTTCCATATCAAATAGTCAGCCCAGCAAATAACTCGTCGATTATTGGTATTTATCAAGATTCGATGCTTGGTTCATATCAATTCACTAGACCACATATCAAATTCAATCCTCGTGAAGCCATGAATTTGCTAATGATGTGTGACTGCGTGAATGAGCACGAGTTATTAGAAAATATTAGAGAAAAAGGTGGCATTACCAATTTCGATATTATGAGTCAAATCATGCCACCTTTATCAATGAAATATAAAATTAAACCAGATATAGATGAAAAAATTAATCCTAATATGGTTTTAGAAATCAAAAATGGTATGTATATTCGCGGGCAAATGGACAAACGTGTATTAGGTGCAGGCACCAAAGGTTTGCTGCAACGTGTTTGCAATGATTTCGGCAATATGGCCTCTGCCAAGTTTGTTGATGATTTGCAAAATGTAGTGACCGAATACATGAAGTCAGCTAGTTTTAGTGTTGGAATTAGCGATTTAATTTCTGACCAGAAAACAAATGACGATATTGTTCAAGTTATTACTAAAAAGAAAACCGATGTCAAGAATTTGATTGACCAAGTGCAAATCGGAATATTTGAAAACAATACAGGCAAGACAAATGAAGAAGAATTCGAGACACAAGTGAATAGTATTTTAAATCAAGCCACATCGGAATCAGGAAAAATTGGACTCAAGTCTTTGGACAAGGATAACAGATTTGTCATAATGGTCAATGCGGGTTCAAAGGGTTCAGACTTGAATATTTCACAAATGATTTCTTGTTTGGGTCAGCAAAATGTAGATGGCAAACGTATTCCTTATGGTTTTGAGAACAGAACATTGCCACACTTTACCAAATATGATGATTCGCCCGGTGCCCGTGGATTTGTGGAAAGTTCTTATATCAATGGACTAACACCACAAGAACTATTCTTCCATGCTATGGGCGGTCGTGTTGGTCTTATTGATACCGCGGTAAAATCAGTAACATGGGAAACACCTATTGTTATTATTGAAGCAGGAAATGCTAAATATATAGAAATTGGTAAATGGATTGATGGTCAGTTAGATTCAGCAAAACCTGAACTTGTTCAACATTTTACAGAGCGTCAAATGGAACTAATGAATTTAGAAAATGGTGATGTGTTTATTCCAACCACTGACGAAAATGGTGTAGTAACGTGGGGAGAAGTCACTGCAATTACTAGACATGATCCTGGAACTGAACTTTACGAAATCAAGACTTCAGGTGGTAGAAATGTAATTGTAACAGAAAGCAAATCACTACTGATTTGGAACGATAAAACAAAAAAATTAAAAGAAACACCTACTCCTGAAATTAAAGTTGGAGATTGTGTTCCAGTTACAATGGAACTTTGTCAGCCTCCTGTAATATTAGATTTTGTAGATGTTTCAAAATATTTACCAAAGGAAGAATATTTATATGGAACAGATTTCAATAATGCTCTTCAATTAATGCAAAAAGCAATGGAAACTCGTGCAAAGATACAAAGTGGTTGGTGGAATGAAAATAATGGCAAAACCTTCACGCTTCCATATAATAAAAAAGCATCATTACAAAGAGTTGCAACACGTTCAAATTTAGAAAATATTAAAAGTGGATATGTTTATCCTTATCATGCTTTCCGCAAAGACACTTTATTCAGTGATAAATTTGCTTTAAATGAAACAAATGGAATATTTATTGGTTTGTTCTTATCAGAAGGAAATGCTAATGGATCA